CTTTATGCAAGGCAAGAACCTTGCTTCAGGAGATACTTGGTAAAATAATATAACCGTGAGTGGGGTGTAATGACCCCACTCTTTTACAAGGGGAATTAAAATGGCATATGATCCGACGATTACGACACAGTTCGATGGAACTAGAAAATTAATTTATATCTTTAACATAGATGCTGCTGGAGACGGAAGTGCAGGCACGACAACAATTGACGTTTCTGCTCTTGGCTATTCTTTAGGTGGAACTAAAGGCACAGCGTGCAAGCTCATAGCATTAAATAAAGTTTGGTTTAATATTAATCCAAGCGCAGTGGCTGATGCAGCTAGACTCACATGGGATGCGACTTCAGATGTGACATTCTTGTCTTTAAATGGATATGATGATTATGATTTCAGTTCTTTAGGTGGTTTACAGAACACACAGGCTAGTGGCTATACTGGAGATGTAAAAATAGTAATACCAGCTCATACGGCAGGTGATACATATAGTATTGTTACTGAATGGCTTAAGTATTATAATTAGGAGGGTTAAATGGCTTATTCAGGCACTAGAGCATTTAATCTCAACATTTCGGAGATCATAGAGGAAGCATTTGAAAGATGTGGATTGCAGGTACTTACGGGTTACGACCTTAAGACTGCTAAAAGATCCTTGAATCTTATGTTTTCGGAATGGGCCAATCGTGGCCTTAATCTCTGGACTATCGACTATTATTTCAAAACATTAACGGCAGGAACAAATAACTTTGCGCTTGACCAAAAAGTTATGGACATAGTTGACGCTACAATTACTACAACGGCGTATGACGCGACGGATTCAACTCCTGTAAATAGAGGTTTGGAAGGTGGTAGTTCCACTACAGATGTGGCGATAACCAAGATTTCCAGGACAGAATACATGAATTTAAGTAGAAAGAATCAGACAGGGAGCGCTGGAACTGCTAGACCTACACAGTTTACTGTTATTAATGGAGCGAGCACTTACAGTGATATTACAGATGAGACCACTGCTACAAGCGGAAGACCTGGACAGGATATAAGAGTTTGGCTCTATCCTACTCCTGATAAGGCTTACGTCTTTAAATATTTCTATGTTAACAGGATCCAAGATGCAACAAGTAGTTCTGTAAGCGGAGGGGCGTCGAACACTTATGCGGATGTTCCCTTCTATTTTCTTCCTTGTTTAATTTCAGGATTAGCCTATTATATAGCGATTAAAAGGACTCCAATGATGGCTCCTGGATTAAAAACAATTTATGATGAAGAATTTCAGCGTACAGCTGATGCTAACCGTGAACGGGTATCGTTCAGGGTTAAACCGGCGCAGGCATATATACCATAGAGGATAATATGCCAAAATGTGAATGTGGTTCTGACTGCAATTGTGGAGACAGTTGTCAATGCACAGACTGCGAATGTAAAAAGGAGGACTAATGAGCAATCCATTATGGAATAAATCAACGGCCAATAGCCGTGATGCTTCGGGTAAGAAAATCGGACATTATGGAAGAGGTCATGTAGAAGTACCAAAACCTGTTAAGGCAGGAGCTGTTACTACTAAAGGGATAGCACCAACTAGTGAAGGAAAAGCTTCTGGTGGAACCCCTTTTAAAATTAGTGAAGGAAAAGTTTCAGGTACTATGCAAGCAATGGGTGCTGCTAAAAAAGGCGGCAAATATACTTGGATTTAATAAATGGCATATGCTAGCGGAAAATTTGCATTAGCCATTTCTGATCGTAGCGGGCTACAATTTCCCTATACGGAAATGGTGAAAGAATGGACAGGTGCGTGGGTGCATACGAGTGAGTATACCCCCAAGGCACCACAACTTATGCCGCACGAGCATTCTCCTGACCCCCAAGCTTTGAAACATGCTAGGCCGGCGAGAGTTGCTCCGGCAGCATTAATTTTATTACCCATTAATCCATTTGAAACTTACGCTTCCGGCTCACAAGTTATAAACGTTCATTCTCCGGATCATGGGAGATCTACTGGTGACACGGTTAGATTCAGAGGAAATCCTTTTGTATCCTCTGAAACAGATGTATTTGCAGATTGTCAAGCGGTAGACGGCATTACGGGAGCAATCCTTTGTGCTGTCGCTGGGTATACAATTACAAAAGGAAAATATGTTTCTGGATCTAGCGATGATTCTGATGACTGGTATTATTTTTCTACTGGTTCATTAACAGCCACGACTGGAGGAATTAGAGGAGGAGGTTATCCTGTTTCAGCAGGTCCTGTAACCATAAGCGCATAATGGCAACTTACGCACAATTAACACAACAAATACTGGACTATTCAGAAGTCAGCACTGATGTTTTTACGTCCACCATTACGGATGGATTTATAGAACATACTGAAAATAGAATTTTACGGGACGCTGATCTTCCGGTTTTTCGTTCTTATCAATACACCAATTTCACGGCCTCTAATGGATTTTTAAGCTTACCGGGAGGAACTTCTCCTACCCCAGTTTTATTTAACGTGATCAGGAGTGTCATGATATATCCGGCTGCCGGCAGCGGAGCCAGAAGCTATCTGGAGCGTAAAGATGTGACATGGATGAATGAATTCTGGCCTAACAGGGCCACTGAAGCAACCCCAAAATATTATACACAATGGGATGAAAATAGCATATATGTAGTGCCAACGCCAGATGCAGCGTATTCTGTGGAAGTGGGTCTTATAAAATTACCAACGAGACTTTCATCCTCTAATACCACTACTTGGTTGGGGAACAACGCCTCACAGCTTTTGCTGTTTGGGTGCCTTGTCGAAGCCTTCAAATTCTTGAAGGGATCAGCGGAAATGCTGCAAATTTATGAAGGATCGTACCAACAGACTTTACAGGAAGTTGTTGCGCAACAACAAGGCCGAGGAAGGCGTGATGAATATATGTCTGGTGTTCTTAGAGTACCGGAACCATCATTCCAGCCTGGACTCGGATCAATTAAACCAGGCCCAGTAGGGCCACAAGGAGGACAATAAAATGGCAGTAGGAACATCCGGAGTTTGTACAAGCTTTAAGCAGGAATTGCTCGTTGGAGAACATAATTTTACCAATGGAGCGGATGCCTTTAAGATTGCTTTGTATACAGACTCTTCAACCATTAGTGTCGCTAGCACTGCTTATACAACGAGTGGTGAAACCACTAATGATGCAGGAACAGCCTATTCAGCCGGTGGAAACACACTGGTGAATGTAACGCCCACGACTTCAGGAACAACCGCTTACTGCGATTTTTCTGATACGTCATGGTCTACAGCTTCATTTACGGCTCGTGGCGCGCTTATTTATAATAGCAGCGATTCCAATAAGGCTGTATGCGTGTTAAACTTTGGTGGAGACAAGACATCAAGTGCTGGAACATTCACTATACAATTCCCAACTGATGATGCGTCAAATGCGATTTTAAGATTAGAAACACCGTAGGATTACTATGGCATTAGTCTTAAATGATCGCGTCAAAGAGACGTCAATAACCACAGGTACAGGGGCTGTAACATTTGGTGGAGCCGTTACTGGCTTCGACACTTTTTCAACTGGAGTTGGCAATAGTAATACAACGTATTACGCCATTGTTAATAGAACCGTTGATGAGTGGGAAGTAGGATTAGGAACTCTTGCAGGTGATAGTTCTACTATGACTAGGACAACTGTTCTTACAAATTCAGATGGGAATACGTCCGCCATAACTCTTTCGGCAGGAACCAAGGATATATTCTGTACAATGCCTGCCAGCAAGACGATGGACATGGCCTTAACCACAGCCGGCGATACGGTATATGCCTCCGCAGCAAACACACCGGCACGGTTGGCGATAGGAACAGCACGATATACTTTACAAACTAATTCAGGAGGGACGCTACCCGAATGGGCGGCATCGCCTCAATCGCTTATGACAGGGACAGGGGATACTTTGTACTCTTCAAGCGCTAATACACCGGCAAGATTGGCGGTGGGAACCGGACTCTATACTTTACAGACCAACTCAGGAGCTACCGCACCAGAATGGGCGGCATCTCCTCAATCACTTTTAACGGGAACGGGGGATATTTTATATTCCTCTTCCGCAAACACGCTTGCTAGACTGGCGGCAGGAACGGGATCATATCTTCTTGCAATGAATACAGGGGGAACGGCTCCTGAATGGGTGGAAGCAGGCGCCTCTAAAGGCTTCA